AGCTGTTCTAATCTCATCTGCATTATTTCCAAGACCATTGTTGTCATCTCTAATACCTAAAAGCAGAGGAGATGTTACTCTATGACCTACCATTATTTTCCTTGCACACTCAGAAGATAAATACTCATAGTGAGCAGGAGCATCATTTAAAGGTACATCATCAATAGTAGTTTTACTCTCAGCGTTATTGTTAAAAGCTACAATGACCTTCTCTCCCATTGACCCTGTTAGCTTTCTCATTACATCATTTTTAATTTCTAACTGCTTCTGTCTCTCAGGTATTCCTGCGTTAAAATTTATAACCTTTGTGCCAGAGAAACCGCATTGAACATCATTAATAAGATAATCAGATATTTCACTCTCAAGCTCTGCATAAGCTAAAGAACCAGCATAGTCAGGAGGACATATATAATCATAGCCTGAAACATATCTCTTAACTATTTTAATCTCTGG